AATACAAGCTTCTAGATAATATAACTTATATAGTTAAGAAGAAAACTCCTTACTCTAAACTAGACGTAAAGTTAAGAGAAGCTTTTGATACGGCAGACATAGACATAAAAGTGTTTAAAAGAATTACTGCCGAACAACATGGTTTTCTATTTCAAAACATAAACAAAGGTAAGTCTTTAAATTTACCTGAATACTTAAATGCTACTTCAGGTGCCGTTGCACAAGTTATTCGTGATTTAGCAAGGTTATATAAAGCATATCTAAAAGAATTTAATTTTACTCCTAATGATTTGAATAGAAGAATGGTTGATATTTTTATAGCTAAGATGTTCAATATATTCATGTATGGAGTAAAAACAGAAAATTCTGAAAAATTCATGAAACAACTATATGAGCCTAAGCAAACGAATACTATAGATGGTGTACATAAATTTAATAAGTTATTCAAATCTTTTATGTCAGAAATAGTTTATGATGGTTCAGAGATATTTTCTCTACCTAATAAGAACATGTTGTTAGATTGTTTTATTTTATATAATGAACAAGTTACAAATAACAATAAAGTATTTCGTGATAAAGCTAATAAGACTTTTATAAAAGATTTTATTGACGTAGCAGAAGAACTTGTAAATGATAACACTCAACATGTATTTAATGTAAGTAAAGCAGGTAAAGAGGACTTGAGAACTTTTGAAAAGATGGTAGGGCATAATTCAGCTAAGTTGAATACTCTTAGAAATAAATTAATTAGAAAGAAATTTGAAGAAAAAGGACTTGAAATGGAGAAATATTTTGTTTCTCCTGGTCCAAGAAGTCTTTCAAGAATGGATAGATTTAAAATGTCTAGAAATCAACTTTCTAGAGGTAAAATAAAAACAAAATCTAATGAAATAGTATCTTGGAAAGAAATTTATGATAGCAGAACTCATGTAGCACATGATGAATTTTCTTCCTATAAGAAAACTAAAACAACTAATATTGAACACGCATCTCTAGACACTGCTACAAATAACTTAAAACAAGGTGCTTTATAAAATAGAGGTTGACATTCATATCATTTTGAGTCATACTGTAAGAGTAATAAGAGAGAGTGATTCGTAATGACATTAAATATTCAATCAAAAGAAGTTCTAGCAAGGCTACTCGCCACTGAGAACATTACTGTTGAGCATCAAAATGTTTCTACTGCGAGTTTCAATGTAAAAGATCGAGTTCTAACATTGCCTATGTGGGACGATATGCAGAACTTCACATACGATCATTTAGTTGGACATGAAGTAGGACATGCTTTATACACTGATGCTGACGGGTGGGCTTCAGCTATCGAAAAGCACGGCAAGAACTTCAAAGGTTTTCTAAACATCGTAGAAGATGCTAGAATAGAAAAGAAAATCCAGAGAACATATCCTGGTTTGAAAAGATCCTTCATTCAATCATACAAGAAAATGTTGAGTGAGGGTTTTTTCGGTAGAGATGAAACAGAAATCAATACTTTCGAACTTATTGATAGAATCAATGTTTACTTCAAGTGCGGTATGTCAACTGGTACAAAATTTGCTGATGATGAAAAGAAGTGGTTAGACATTATCGCTAAGATAGAAACTCAAGATGAAGCTTACAAAGTTGCTCTTGAGTTATTTGAGTTAGCAAAAGAGAAAAAAGAAAAAGAGCAACAGGCTCAAAAAGAGTCAGAAGAGGAGATGCAAGAAGATGGAGAAGATGATGATAATTTCAGCTTTGATGACAGTGACATGGATTATGACGATTATGATATCGATGAAGATGGAGACGATAGTTCTGAAGATGGCTCTGGCGAAGGCGAAAGCGAAGACTCAGATTTAGAAGAAACTGAAGAAGAACTAAAAGGTTCTGGTGACAAGAGCGACTCTGAAGATAAAGGAGAAGAAGTAGAAACACCAGTTCAACAAGTTTCACATTCAAGAATTGGTGGTGAGTCACCTGAGCCTCTAAATCCTAATCTACCTATTGCAGAAACTGACGCTATGTTAGAAGATAACATAAAGTCTCTAAGTCCTACAAATGGTAAAGCAGTTATCAATGTGACACTTGATATGAACTTAAAGACATATCAAGATAGAATTTTCAGTTACAAGAAAATACTTTCTGATAAAGATACTGGCGGTGCGATACATGCTGGTTCTGTTATGTACAAAGATTTTCAAGTCAACAATAAAAAAGCTATCAACTACATGGTAAAAGAATTTGAAATGAAGAAAAAAGCTTCTGAGTATAAGAGAGCAACAGTTTCTAAAACTGGTGTTCTTGATACACTCAAGATGAACAACTACAAATTCTCTGATGATATCTTCAAGAAAATGACAATCGTTCCTGATGGTAAAAATCACGGACTAGTAATGTTCATAGATTGGAGTGGTTCTATGGCAAGCAATCTTTCTAACACTGTTGATCAGTTGATTAACTTAGTTAGTTTTTGCCGACAAGTTCAGATACCTTTTCAAGTTTATGCTTTTAGCGATAACGATACACTAGCTTATGAAATGTTTGGTGGTAGAGATGCTAGAGCAAAAATGAGAGTCAAGACAAAAGGTTATACTACTCTTCAAGATAGTTTTCACCTACTTGAGTTTTTCAACCACAAAATGTCAAGAACTGAGTTTCAGAAAATGTGTGCTTTTACACTAGCAGTTGGTAAGTATTGGGAAAATAGATACAGACTCGATAGTAAGTACGGTGAGTATTGGGTTCCAAGAAAGTTCTGGTTGTCAGGTACTCCTTTGAATGATGCAATACTTTCTGCTCATGCAATTGTAAAAGCTTTTCAAAAGACTAATAGAATTGACATAGTGAATACAGTATTCTTAACTGATGGTGCTAGTAACTATTCTTACTACAATAGAGATTATGATGTTAGAGTAAATGTTGCACCATGGAATGAGACTTGGATATTCACGAATGAAGTTACTAAAAAGTCTATAAGACTAACTCAAAGTGGTACAAATAGACTTGGTATCAATACAACTCCGACATTTCTAAAGTCTCTAGCTAACTACACAAATTCGAATGTGATTGGATTTCACATTCTACCTAGAAACAAGAGAACTGCACTACATGAGATGGGACACGAATTAAGGCACCACCAAAAAGAGAGCATGTGGGCTAGATTACTTCATGACTCATTTGTAGTGAATACCACAAATGGTTATACTAAGCAGTTTCTAGTTCAAGGTTCAAAGCTTGCAACATCTAACGGTGCTATCGAAGTTGACGAGGGTGCTACAAAAGGAAAGATTAGACAAGCTTTCAAAAAAGCTACTACTGGTTCTAGGACTAGTCGAGTGATGTTATCACAATTTATTGAATTAGTAGCTTGACAAACCCACCAGGTTTGCTATCCTAATAATGTAAGTGATTCGTTTGATAATTAAATAGAGAGGTTATATTATGTATTTATCACCACGAAAAAAACTTTTTGTCGATACCGCCACCAGCAAGTTTGGTGTCGGTGCGATTCTAAATCGACAAGAAGTTCAAAGTGCCGCCGATGATGCAAACATTCCATTTCCATGGTGGTTCTGGAAAACTGCTAAAGTCGGTTACAATCAGTTTCAACTACCTTCAGTAGGTGGTCCTGAAACAGTTACTGCAACTATGACAAGTTCAACACCTGTCGCATCTAGTGATGCACAGGTTAATTTACAACCTGCACCTAAAGTTTCTCTTTCAGTAGAGACTACTGCTTTTACAGAAAATCTAGTACCAGCAGTTGATCCTTTATTTGTTCCTTTTGGTAACTTCACCAAGATAAAGCAGATAATATCTTCAAAGATGTTCTATCCTGTGTACGTTACTGGTTTGTCAGGTAACGGAAAAACTTTCGGTATTGAGCAAGCATGTGCCCAAGCCCGAAGAGAAGTTATTCGAATTAACTTCACTGTAGAAACTGATGAAGATGATCTCATTGGTGGTTTTAGACTCATCGATGGTGATACTAAGTTCTTCAAAGGTCCTATCATCAATGCGATGGAGAAAGGCGCAGTTGCTTTACTTGACGAGTTAGACTTAGCTAACCCTGCCAAAGTAATGTGCTTACAATCAATTCTTGAAGGCAAAGGTTACTTCATCAAAAAGACAGGTGAGTTTATCAAGCCTGCTCCTGGTTTCACCGTGATTGCTACTGCGAACACAAAAGGTAAAGGTTCTGACGATGGTAGATTCATCGGTACTAACGTGATGAATGAAGCTTTCTTAGAAAGATTTCCTATCACTGTCGAGCAAGAGTATCCACCAGTTGCTACTGAAAAGAAAATACTTGGTAAAGTATTTACTGACTTGGGTGTCTCTGACGATGGTTTTGTTGCCAAGCTTGTTGATTGGGCTGACATTATCAGAAAAACTTTCTACGATGGTGGTGTTGACGAGATTATCTCAACAAGAAGGCTAGTTCACATAGCAAAAGCTTTCTCAATCTTCAACGACAAAATGACAGCCATCGATATGTGCATCAATCGATTTGACGAGGACACCAAGTTGTCATTCAAAGACTTGTACACCAAAATCGATGCAGAAGTTTCAGAAACACCTGATACTGCTATTGAGAATGAAGAAGAGATTCCATTCTGATAAAAAAATATATAACCTTGAAAAGCCTGTCTTGACAAAGATGGGCTTTTTAGTATATACTCATAACAATATATTATGAAAAGGAATATAACTTGGAAATACAAATTGAATTAGCTGAACTACGTAAGAAAAAAATATTCGTAGCTACGCCAATGTATGGTGGTATGTGTCACGGTATGTACACTAAAGCATCATGCGACTTAGCAAAAATATCACAAGCATATGAGATGGACGTTAAAATGTTCTATCTCTTTAATGAGTCTCTAATTACTAGAGCAAGAAATTATTGTGTTGACGAATTTCTACGTAGCGACTATACTCATATGATGTTTATAGATTCTGATATTGGTTTTGATCCTAACGATGTATTATCTCTAGCTATTATAGCTGATGAAGGTAATAGAGATATCGTATGTGGTCCATATCCAAAGAAAACTATAGCTTGGGAAAAAATTAAAAAAGCAGTTGAGATGGGATTCGGAGATAAAAATCCTAATGAATTAGAAAACTTTGGTGGAGATTACGTATTTAATCCAGCTAGTGATGCTTTAGAAATGAGACTAGATGAACCTATCGAAGTGTTAGAGGGTGGTACAGGTTTCATGATGATAACTAGAACTGCTTTTAAGAAATTTGATGAAGCATATCCAGATTTAAGATATTTTCCCGATCATGTTAGAACAAAACACTTTGATGGTAGTAGAGATATCGGTATGTATTTTCAAGCACTGATAGATCCAGAGTCAAAAAGATATCTTTCAGAAGATTATATGTTTTGTCAGTGGATGAAAAAAGCTGGAGTACCAACATGGTATTGTCCTTGGATGAAATTATCTCACACAGGTAGCTATGTATTTGGTGGTAGTTTATTAGATTTAGCACAATTAGGTGTATCAGCAACTGCCGATCCAGTAGAGATTGAAAAAACTAAGAAGAAAGAACCAAAAGGTATACAACTTAACTTAGGAGAAATTGAATGAGTGAGAAACCAAACTTTAAATTTCAAGAAGATAGAATACTCAAAGAGTTGTATGACTATGTTTCTACTACGTACAAAGGACATTATTCTACAAACCAATTTCAATCAACCGAGTTTATCATAGATTGTGGACACGGAGAAGGTTTTATGCTTGGTAACATTATCAAGTATGCACAAAGATATGGTAAGAAAAACGGAAGAAATAGGGCAGACTTGCTAAAAGTTGCTCATTATGCTATTATGGCTCTACATATAAATTCAATGCAAACAGGAGATAATGATGATGCAGATAAGTGATGATACAATAGAAGTACTAAAAAACTTCTCAACTATAAATCCCTCTTTGAATTTCAAAGCTGGTAATACTATTCGAACTGTTTCAGAACAGAAGAATATTCTAGCACAAGCAGTGATAGGCGAAAGCTTACCTGTTAACTTTGCAATCTATGAACTTAATCAGTTTTTAGGTTTAGCAAGTTTATATGATAAACCAGATTTTGCTTTTGGTGAAAAAGAAGTTGTGATTAGTGAGGGTAGTAGTAAGTCAAAATATACTTACACTGATCCATCTATGGTAACTTCTGCTCCTGATAAAAATCTTGAGTTAGATAATGCTGATGTATCAATTAAAATATCTGCTGATGATATGAAAAGAGTTTTATCAGCCGCCAATCAACTAGGTTTACCTGAAGTTGTAGTTAGAGGTGCAGAAGGCAGTATAGCTATAGTAGCTACAGATACAAAAAATCCAACATCTAATGAACATAGTGTTACACTTGGTTCTACTAATGATAACTTCTCTATGGTTTTCAAAACTGAAAACTTACAGAAGCTTGGTACTAGTGACTATAATGTAGATATATCTAAAGCAGGTATAGCACATTTCAAATCTACTTCAAAAAATATTCAATATTGGATTGCAACAGAGACTAATTCAAGTTATAATTAAAAAATTGAAATTTATATTATGGTGATTCATGCGAGAAGATTTTTTGTGGGTAGAGAAGTATCGCCCAAAGACAATAAAGGATACTGTACTAAGTCCTGAGTTAAAGACTCTATTTCAAACTTTCGTTGATAATAACAATGTGCCTAATCTTCTTCTAACAGGCTCACAAGGCATAGGTAAAACTACTGTTGCTAAAGCTATGTTAGAAGAACTAGGTGCTGATTATATTGTTATCAATGGCTCAGATGAAGGTAGATTGATTGACACACTCAGAACTAAAATTAAAAACTTTGCATCATCTGTATCTCTAGCAGGTGGGCGTAAGTATGTAATTCTTGATGAAGCAGATTATTGTAATGCTGAAACTGTTCAGCCTGCTCTCAGAAACTTCATGGAAGAATTTAGTAAGAACTGTGGTTTTATAATGACATGTAATTTTGTCAACAAGATTATACAACCACTTCATAGTAGATGTTCAGTTGTAGAATTTAAAATAGCAAACAAAGATAAGCCTAGTATGGCTAAAGACTTGTATACTAGAATACTAGACATTCTCAAACAAGAAAACATAAGTTTTGACGAGAAAGTAATTAGAGAAGTTCTTGCAAAACATTTTCCCGATAATCGTAGAATACTAAATGAGTTACAAAGATATTCTGCAACAGGACATATTGATAGTGGTATACTTGCTAATCTATCAGAGACAAGTATTAAAGAACTCATGCAACTTTTGAAAGACAAAGAGTTTACTTCAGTTCGTAAATGGGTAGGTAAAAATATAGATGGTGATGTTGCACCAATGTTTCGTAAAATATACGACACTATAACTCAGTATGTAAAACCTACAAGCATACCTCAAGTTGTTGTTACTCTTGCTGACTATCAATACAAATCTGCGTTTGTAGCTGATCAAGAAGTTAACTTTATGGCTTTTCTCACAGAGTTGATGGTAGAAACAGAATGGCAGTAAAAACTAATCCTTTTGACTATATCACTGCTATCAACGTATCAAAGAAAAATCTCATGCGAGGTAGCAACAATGATACGATAGCAGAGAAAGAGTATAGTCCTTTTCTATCTAATCGTTCACTATCATACTTTGCAGATACGATAGGATATGCTAATGAGATGAATCAGAGACATCATCTGGATAATCTTCCACAATTCGAATATTTACTAAATATCGTTAGAGCAAAAAAAAGATTTGCTAAATGGGTGAAAAAAGAAAATGATAGGGACATATCTCTTGTGAAAGACTATTATGGATATAACAATACAAAAGCTATGCAGGCTCTATCAATTCTAACTCCCGAACAAATGAAATTTATTAGAGAGAAGTTAAATAAAGGTGGAGTATGATTGAAATAAGTAGTTTAGTAGAAGTAAAGTTGAAAGAAGACGAAGACTTCTTAAAGATAAGAGAAACACTTACACGCATAGGTGTAGCTAGTAGAAAAGATAAGACATTGTTCCAGAGTTGTCATATTCTTCATAAGCAAGGAAAGTATTATATCACACACTTCAAAGAACTTTTTTCTATGGACGGAAAACCAAGCAATTTTACAGAAGATGATATATCACGTAGAAATTCTATAGCTAATTTATTAGCAGAATGGGGTTTAGTTGAATTAGTAAATCCTGAAAAAACGAAAGAGCCAGTGTCACCTCTTTCACAGATTAAAGTTTTACCACATAAAGAAAAAGACGAGTGGAACTTGGCGGCAAAATATAATATAGGGAAGAAAAGATAATGGGAGGATCAATGAGATATACCACTAACTTTGACAAAGTAGAAGATTTCATGAGATCGTTTGGACAAAACGTAGCAGAAAAACCTACTATGTTAGATGAAAAGACTTTGCAACTTAGATTAGAACTTATAGAAGAAGAACTAAGAGAACTCTATCTTGGTGTTGAAAGAAAGAATATGATAGAGATTGCTGATGCTCTTACTGATTTACTCTATGTAGTTTATGGTATGGGTGCCGCCATGGGTATAGAACTAGATTATTGTTTCGATGAAGTTCACAGAAGTAATATGTCAAAGTTAGGTGAAGATGGTAAACCAATCTATAGAGAAGATGGTAAAGTCATGAAAGGTCCTAACTATAAACCACCAAATATGTATGATACAGTATACCATCAAGAAGTATTAGCAAAAATAAAAAAGATAGAAGAGAACTCATCGCCTAACATCGATAGAGATCAACTAGCACAATTAAGTTTATTTGATGATGAAAGTGCTGTTACTGGAAAGTGACTTGACAAAAGTGTAAATTTTTGTTATTATAAATACAGTTGAAGTATGCCTAATAGAGGGTACTTCTTAATTTTAATATTCTAGCTTAATAAAGGAGAATAGCAATGAATAACCTTACCACATTTGACATTAATAAATTCACTCCCTACGCTGTAGGTTTTGATAGAGTGTTTGATAGATTATGGGATCACGCCCATAATATGCACACCTCAACAGGTTTCCCTCCATATAATATTGTAAAGCATGATGAATATGAGTTTACAATTGAAATGGCTTTAGCAGGATTCTCAAAAGAGGATATAGAAGTCGTTGTAGAAGACGGCACCATTACAGTTAAATCAGTATTCGATGATAAAGTCGAAAACGCTGAAGTACTTCACAGAGGTATCTCGCAGAAAAAATTCACACGTAAATTTACTATTGCTGACGATATCGAAGTAAAAGGTGCAGAACTCAAAAATGGATTGTTAGAAATCCAGTTAGAGAGAATTGTACCAGAGCATAAAAAGCCTAAAGTTATTAAAATCAAATAATACTTATTAGTCTTTTTCGCAATTATAAATAAGGGTTGAAGTAAAATTCAGCCCTTATTTTTTTTGGAGAGGTTAAATGTTTGGACTATTTAAGAAGACAGGTTTAAAGAAGCAGACTAAAACTGTTACTAAACCTAAGACAGAAACAAAAGCGAAAAAGGACAATGGTATGGCGAAATCAAATTATGATAAATGTTTAAAGATAATTCTACATCATGAAGGTGGATATGTAAATCACCCAAAAGATCCTGGTGGAGAAACTAACCTCGGTGTTACTAAAAGAGTATACGAAGAATGGGGTGGTAAAAAAGATATGAAAGATTTAAAAGTTGCTGACGTTGCACCAATATATGAAAAGAACTATTGGGGACGTTGCAAGTGTGATAGCTTACCAAAAGGTTTAGATTTATGCGTCTTTGATTTTGGCGTTAATGCTGGAACAAAAAGGGCAGGCATCTATCTACAAAAAATGGTTGGTGCAACTCCTGACGGAGCAGTTGGACCTAATACACTAAAACAAGTTGATGCTTGGATAAAAGAACATGGTGTAGAGCATGGTATCAAATCATATCAAGAAGCACGACAAGGATATTATGAAAGACTTTCTACTTTTAAAACTTTCGGTAGAGGTTGGACAAGAAGAGTTACAGAGACTACGGAAACAGCTTTAAAGATGATCTAAAATGGTTTACAGAAACAAAACATTCGCTAACAATGTAGTCGTTGGTTTGAGTTCTGGAAAAGTTGAGTTAAGTGCTGACAGTGGAGATTTACTAATCAAATCTGGCGGCTCAACAACAACTGTTCGTCCAGGATTAGGTGTTACAAATGCCTCTCCCGTTACAGTTGTAGCAAACAAGGCGGCACTACCATTACCTCCCACAGGTATAAGTAACGGAGCTTTGTATTTTGCGTCTGCAACTAATGAGTTGTTTTTGAAATCAGGTGGTGGCTGGTATAGAATATCATTAGTGAATACAAGTCCATCAATAACTCTAAACAAAACAACTGCATCAATTGGTACTAATCTTACATTAGATGTAAACTATACGACAGTAGAACCAGAAGGCACTCCTGTCACTGTTGCTTTAGCTAACTCTGGTATTGCTGATACAAACGTAGCTACAATTACTCACACAACTTCAAACAATAATATACGAGTAGTATTTGATGGTACTACTAATTTAACAGATGCTACAATTACCGCAACTGTAACAGATGGTGTGAATACGGGTGTAGGAACTATTACAATTAATACAGCGTATGTTTTCTTACGTAATGAACGTGAAGCACTTACTCTAGTGGCAGAAAATGCACCAGGAGTAACAGATGTAAAACAACAATCTCTTTATCTTCCTAATGGTGATGCAGATGTGATAACAATACCAGCTTCTTCAGATTTGCAAATATTAGGAGGAGCCTTTACAGTAGAAGCATGGTTATATCCAACTTCTCATCAAACTCAATCTCATTTTTTCTCTAAGGGTTCAGGAAGTGCCTCTACTGCCCAACAAAGAGAATATAGTTTTAGATTTAAATCAGGTGAAATTGGAATGTATTGGTCCGCAGGTGGTGGTTCTGGAAGTGGACAAGATCAAAGTATAAACGCAAGCACTACAATTAATTTAAATGAGTGGTTTCATTTTGCTTGCACAATGGACTCTAGTAATAATGTGACATTATATAAGAATGGTACATCGGTAGGTACAGGAAGTTTTTCTGGTACATATAATACGTCTTTGAATAGAACGGCGAGAATAGGTAGATTTATGGACTATACAGGTATATCTCATGACTTTCATGGTTACATAAGTAACTTGCGTATTGTCAAAGGTTCAGTTGTATATTCTAGTAATTTTACACCACCAACTTCTCCTCTCACTGCAATAACTAATACAGTTCTTTTAACTGCACAAGGTTCATTAACAGATCATTCTTCTGTAGGACATACTCTAACATCATATGGAGGTTCTTACAATGAATTAAGTCCTTTTGCACCAGCTGGCACAGCATATAATAATAAGTTTGTAAGAGATAGTTCAGACTCAGCACATACTTTATCATTTAACGGCACAGTAGCACAAAGTCATAATAGTTCTTTGAGTCCTTACAGAACTGGTGGTTATTCAGGTTTTATCGGTGATGGCTCTTCAAATTATGTAACGTATCCTTCTGATGCGAGTTTTGTTTTTGGTACAGGAGATTTTACAGTAGAAGCATGGGTATTTCCTGAGAATGTTGGTTCAGGTGGTGTTTCAGACGATCAAACTATTTTTGGAGGTTTCGCTACTCCTTCTTGTCTTTTCTTTCTAACAAATACAAATAGTCGTCCTGCATTATGGAATAGTAGTAGTCAAGCAACTTCTTCTATTGGTATGCCTGAAAGACAGTGGACTCATATTGCTTGGGCTCGTTCATCAGGTACTTTAAAAATATTTGTTAATGGTGAGCAAGGTTATAGTGGAACTTACAATACAAATTTTAATCAACAATTCGCAATGTATACCGGAAAATCAAATCTTGACACTAGTAGAAACTTTAGTGGACACATTGCAGATTTAAGAGTTGTCAAAGGCACTGCCGTATATACAAGTGAGTTCACACCTCCAGCAAGACTTACTGCAATCACTAATACTTCACTACTTGCTTTCAACACTCCTTATAATAGAGATATGTCTACTAATAAACATACTATTACTTACAATGGCGATGTTCACAATTCACCTTTTAGTCCTTTTGCTAGAACTGCCGGAAAATCAGAAGATGGTGGATCATTTGTTCTTAATAATGCCGCCGCCGGAAATATAGAAACAACAGATAAAGCATCAAATGAAATACAATTAGGTTCAGGTGATTTTACAATAGAATTTTGGTATAATCCAGATGATCATACATCTTTTTGGGAAGCACTTTTAAGTAAACGCTATGCTACCACTGGTGGTTGGAGAGTGTACAAAGATGCTAGTAATGGATATCTCAAATGGTATCGTTCAACTACAAATTCAATTACCACTAGTAGTGCTGTGTTATATAATCATACGTGGACACATATTGCAGTTGTAAAGAGTGGTAGCACTATGAAAATATATGCAAATGGTATTGAAAAAGGATCTTCTTCTGATACATATGATTATACAACTTCAACGGCAGGTGAAATAGAGTTTGGAGCAGGCTCAGTTACAAGTGAATTACCTGGTGAGGGACATTTTGCAGATTTAAGAATAGTTGTAGGCACTGCCGTTTATACTGGTGAGTTTACACCACCAAGTCAAACACTGACTAAAACTGGTGGTACATATCCATCAACAACTAATGTAAATACAAGTTTTAGTGCCTCTCATACAAAGCTTTTATTAAACTTTAGTGATAACTTAATAAAAGATTTAACTCAAAGTAAAACTACTGAAATTTCAGCAGGTATTACCTCTGCACTAAACGTATCAAAGTTTACTGGAGAACCTACAATTAGGTTTGATACACAATACGCTTACATAGATGCTTATAGAAGAACTTCATTTGGTAATTTTGGAACAAGAGACTTTACGATTGAAACATTTTTCTATAAGACAGCTAGTGGGCAGGTAGTGTTGTTCGATACTCAAACTCGTGGTGTTTCTGGAAGTCAGACAGGTAGAATAGCATTCATGTTTGTTGCTTCTGGTGGTGTTGAGAGGCTAGGTTATTTCACTCCAGGAACTAGTGTAGTTCAAATGAGTTCTGGAAACATTTCATTAAACACATGGTATCATGCAGTTTGGTATAGAATTAATGGTGTATTGCGTATGTATCTTGACGGAACACCAGTAGATTTAGTAACCTCACACCCAAATCCAAGATATCCTTTAACTGATGATTTAGCACTATTTAATTTAGGTATAGGTAATGATGCCGCCGCCGGTGGTACTGCTGATTTTGTAGGAAATTTAGAGAATACTAGAATTATTTTTGATCATGCACAATATCCTTACATTTCAGAGCCAGTGACACTTACAACCACTAACTCTGGTATGACAACACCTAGTGGTACAACACCCACAGTATCAAGTGCAAGCAATACACTATTATTAACCTGTCATACTGGTACGGCAGGTTCTTCTACGATAACAGACGGAAGTTCTAACAACACTTCAATTACAGCACATGGAAACGCAGTTGTGTCTGACTTTGGCCCTGCTCCTGGAATGAAATCTGTTTACTTTGATGGTACTGGCGATTACTTATCATTAACGACAGCTTCTGCTTTAGGCACTGGAGATTGGACTGTAGAATATTGGGTATATCATAATGACTTACCTACTGGTTCAGGTAATAGTCGAAATCATGTTAATTTTGGAGGAGACACCTCTTACTCACCAGGTTTCTACTATGCGTCACATAGAGATCAGTTTCATATATATCATGCCGGCTCATGGGGAGAAACTGGATATTCTAATGAATGGCGGTATTATGGACAAAGTACTATCAAACCAGTAATACATAAGTGGTATCACATGGCTTACGTTCATAGAGATTCTACTGGAAAAATGCAAGCTTATATGAATGGAGCTAATGTTGGTGAAACTGCTTATACTGGTGATATTACTTCAACCGCTGTAAGAATAGGTGGTAGTGTGAGAAGTGGTTCAGAACATCATATGTTCAACGGATATATTTCAAATGTTAGAATTATCAAAGGACAGGCACTATACGATAAAACATTTACCCCACCAACAAGAAGATTTGTATAACTAAATAGAGATAAAAGAGAATAGAAAATGGTACAAAAGTTATCTTACACAGCAAATAGTATTACACTAGGCACAGGTACAAGTAGAGTTATCTTAGGTGCAGATAGTGGTAATTTGATAGTAAAAGATTCAGATGCAAATACTTCTATAGTAGAACCAGGAATTGGTGTACAAGGACAAAGTGGTGTATCAACTTATGCAAACTCTTCAGTGTTACCATTTTCGCCCATATCTCCAGCAGGAAGTTTAGCATATACAACAGCGACTGGTACATTGTATATGTCAAATGGTTCTGGTTGGTATAAAATATCAATGGTAAATACTACACCATCAATTACTCTATCATCAACAACTGCTACTCCGACAGCTACAAATCTTACTGTAGATTTAACATACACTGTCACAGAGCCAGAAGGAACACCAACCACTGTAACTTTTGCTAACTCAGGTATTGCTACCACAGGCAATGTTGCAATAACACATACTGCAAGTAATAATCATGTACGATTAGTATTCGATGGTACTACAAAATATGAAGGAGATGCTACAGTTACATTAAGTGTAACTGATGGTGTAAATACTGGTACAGGAACTATCACTATCACCACTGCATATTATAGCGGAAAAAATACTGCCGAAACTGCTATTTTATTAAAAGCAAAAACTGGCGTGCTTACAACTGCACAAAAATCAATAGCTTTTAATGGTTCTAGTCAATATTTGACACTACCTAATTCAGATGTAGCATTAGGAACTGGTGATTTTACTATTGAGTCTTGGGTTTACTTACGTAGTAGAGCAACAAACCATAATGTAGTCTGGAATAATTATAATTCATACGCCTCAGGTGCAATCGCACTATTTGCTGGACATCCAAATCATACTACCAGTTATACTATAGCACATCATGGTTTAACTTTTCCTTCAGTAAATGGTGGTACACTTAATTATAATCAATGGGATCATTTAGCTGTTGTTAGAAATGGTACAACTATAACAATGTATCAAAATGGTACATCTATAGGTAGTTTCTCAAGCAGTACTAATCTAGCAGGTGTTGGAACTAATTTTCATATTGCTAACGGTGGTGATGTTATATCTACAGGCTACAATCATGCAGACTATTCAAACTTTAGAATTGTTGTTGGTACGGCTGTTTACACTGGTAACTTTACACCACCAAGTGGTGTGCTTACAAAAACTGGCGGTACATATCCATCGACAAATAATGTCAATACAAGTATTACAGCTTCACATACAAAATTATTAACTTTACAAGGTGCAATTACAGATAGTAGTGATAACAGTGTTACTATAACGAATAACGGTTCGGTATCGACTACTCCATCAACTAACAGCCCTTATTTTTATGGCGATAATAATAATTGGTTTGATAAATCTTCAAGTGGACATATTCTAACTGCATACGGGGATCTTGAACAGTTGGCTTTTAGTCCTTATCGTAATAACGGATATTCGGTATATTTTGACGGCTCTGGTGATTATCTAAGAGATGATACTATAGCAGACATCAACGATACTGGCGGAAAATGCGATAATTTTACATTAGAGATGTGGATCTATAATGAAGATGATCCAACAGATTCAGACTATTTTGTAGGCTCTAATAATCTAGCAAATGGTGCAAACGATTTTATTTTTGGAACTAATAGAACATATTGGAATGCCTCTCAAGTAGGAAGTGATTATGGTGCAACCTATGGAAAACAATATGAGTGGCAACACTATGTTATAATGCATGAAACAGATGGAGCTTCAAACGCTGATGTTATAACACTTTGGATAGATGGAAGAAGAGTGTTTAGAGATACAGGTAATACTAGAATAAGTTTTAATAACAATGGTTGGGCTTTCGGTACAGAGGCTGATGCCGCCAACATGGGCTCTTTAGGAAATTATTTCAATGGTTATATGTATGATGTAAAGTTTACAAAAGCCGCCTTATATACATCTACTAATCAATTTATTCCTGTGCCTACAGCAAAGAGTACACCACACGAATCAGCTAATATCTTTCATGGATTTCAGAAACCACACTTAGATTTTAGATTTAGGAATCCAGGAACAATAGGTGGAACTGCTGGTTGTCACCCATTTACTCCTTTTGATAGAGATGATAAGTATACAACTGCAACAGACGGTGGTTCTGTTCGTCTACGTCCTCAAGGAGGTAATGATTATTTTACAGTTGCATCATCTTCTGATTTTGCATTTGGGACTGGAGATTTTACTGTAGAAGCATGGGTTTTTCCAGAAGCTATGTCAGTTCATCAGATGATTATGGATACATGTACTCCTGGAGCCACAGGAAGTACAGCTGGTAGACTTGCTCTTTACTTAAATCCTAATAAAATGGCTTATTATAAACCAGGAACAGGAACTACCAATCAAAGTAACTCAGCAACTATGGTTCCATTCAGTTGGCATCATTGTGCATGGGTTAGAAGTAGTGGCACTATGAAAATGTATCTAGATGGAAACGAAGTTTATAGTGGTGCAGAAACATATAATTTTAGTTTACAAACTTTAACTTTAGGAAAAGATGCCGCCAGTGGTGGTGCAGGACAAGCAAGGGCTTATTGGAGTGATCTTCGAATAGTAAAAGGCACTGCCGTGTATACAAGTGCTTTTACTCCACCAACTGAACCTCTTACAGCTATATCAGGAACTGTTCTTCATCTACCATTCACAGACTTCAAAATTTTTGATGCATCTCAAACTCTTCTTGCAAAATCAGATGTGAGTGTAGATAGACTTGCTATAGTTGGTGATACTGCCTCATCATCAGCACAACAACATTTTTCAGAAGCCACTGTGTATTTTGATGGTACTGGAGATTATATCGATACACCAAATCCTATTATAAGCACTGAAGATCATACCCACGAAGCATGGGTATATCCTACTGGTGGTGACGCAACTTACAAAGGTTTCTTTGCTTCTGCTCACCCATCTTCTGGTGCTGGTATCTCGGTGGCAAAAGATAAAGCAATTGGTCCACAAGGAGGATCATCAGATTTAATTACATTCAATCCAGTTGTGCCTGATAATGAGTGGAGCCATGTTGTTTTACAAAGACAAGATGGAGTTCATTATCTTTATAGAAATGGCGTACTTCAAGGAACTTCAACCACATCAATTGATATTACTAATACAAATTTAAGACTAGCATCAAGATATGCTGACAATACGAATAGAATGTTCGCTGGATATATGCACGATTTTAGAGTTAGTAAAGGTTTAGCACGTTATCCTTTTGTTCCTGAATTTATACAACTCACTACAACTAACTCAACTGATCCAGCTACTACTGTAACAGGATCTAATGTTAGAGTGGTAGGTGTTTATAATAGTTCTAATGCAAGCACTATGTCAGGAACGGCTGCCTCTGATATAACTGTAGCACTTGGTTCTGGAACTTCTGTAAGCACTTTTGCACCTTATACTGGTGGTGGATCAATATACATGGACGGTGGAGCTGGGCCAACTACTTACGCATCATTTACAACTTCTGCACAAGATGGACTTTTTACTTTTGCTAGTAGTGATGATTTTGGAATTGAGTATTACATTTATCATGATGAAGTTGTTGCATCTGGTACATCGCATAGACACATCAACACGGCTGTTAGCGGAGGACTGGGTTTCTTTAAAGCTGGAAGTGGTGATCCAGGTGGATCAAATAGATTCACAGTAAGAAGAAGAGGAGTAGGTAATGATTTATCAATACCTAACTATAATACTCTTTTTCCTCCTTTTAAGTGGCATCATGTTTGTGTACAAAGAGTTAGTGGAACTCTGACAGTATTTGTTAATGGTAAACCAGTTGGTAGTGCTACAGGTAATACAAGAACATATCCAACTGGAGTTGTAGGTTTCGGTAGTCCTGATACAACTTCTGATAATTTTCAAGGTTACTTTAGTAATCTAAGAGTTGTTAAAGGACAAGGAATCTATAGTGCAAATTTCACACCTTCAACTTCAGCATTTGAATAGGAGCTAATATGCAGATAGGTAACGTAACTAATCAATATATCAATACATATATCAACGAAGGCACACAAATTGCTAATCAACAGTATGCTCAGAACCAACAAAAAGTTGAAGAATATAATCAAGCACAGTGGCAAAGAGAGCAAGAGAAAAGACAGTATCAGTGGATGGCGTACATAATGATGATGCAGTTTTTCGCAAAGAACAATATGTGGAACATGCTAAATGATATGAGAATACAAAGAACATTGGATATAATGGCATGAGTAAAGAAGTATTTCTAACACATTTCGCTATGCTAGTTATCGGCATAGTTACTGGTTACGCAATATATAATTTTCTGTAAGCTTGACACATAACATACAATCTGTTATTATGTCTTTATGAGATTCTACACAAACGCTTTTGTTCGTGGTAACTACGTGTATGTTCGTGGCTACGACTATGGTAAAAGATTTAACGAAAAAGTTTTTTACAAACCTACTCTCTATGAACCTACAAGAGAACAATCTAGATATAAAACAATCACAGGACAACCTGTAAAGCCTAAGAAGTTTAACAGTATCAAAGCTTGTAAAGAGTATACTGAAAAGTTCAAAGATGTTACAGGCTTTAGTTTCTATGGCTCTACAATGTTTGCTTATACATACTTGAATGAAAAGTATGGTAATGACTATGACTTTGATAAGATACGTGTAGCTAATATAGATATCGAAGTTGGCTCTGAAGAAGGTTTTCCTGAACCTGAACATGCAGATCAACCTATCACTGCTATCACTATAAAGATGAAAGATAAGTTCTATGTTATAGGTAATGGTGAGTTTAGAAATGATAGAGATGATGTATATTACATAGATTGTAAGAGTGAACAAAATCTTGTAGATGTATTTCTGAAAACATGGCGAAAGCTTGATCCTGATATTGTCACAGGTTGGAATGTAAAGGGCTTTGATGTGCCTTATCTTGTCAATCGTATACGAAGAATGTTTGGTGATTATAAAGTAGAACTTCTATCACCATGGGGAATAGTAAAAGAGAAGTCATCTAATGTGTGGAACTCTTTTGGTAAAGCATCACTTAAAACATACAAGCTAGAAGGCATAGAAGTTTTAGACTATATCGATTTGTATAAGAAAGATAATCGTCAAGTACAAGAGTCATACAGACTAGATCACATATCTAATGTTGAACTCGGTGAAAAGAAACTTGACTACTCAGAGTTTGCTAACTTACACCAGCTATACAAAAATGACTATCAGAAGTTCATAGAATATAATATTAAAGACGTTGAACTTGTAGAAAGAATAGAAGACAAACTAAAACTGATAGAGTTGGCAATGGCTATCGCATATGATGCTAAAGTAAACTATGAAGACAATCATTCACAAGTTAGAATGTGGGACGTTTTGATACACAACTATCTACTTGATAAAAACATTGTGATACCTCAGAAGAAAGCTAAACATAAAAGCGAAGCGTATGAAGGTGCTTACGTAAAAGATCCACAAGTTGGCTTACATAAATGGATTATGTCTTTCGATTTGAACTCATTGTATCCTCATCTGATAATGCAGTATAATGTTTCACCTGACACAATCATAGAAGGTGACTTGCAAAACGTGAGCATTGATGATATTATAGAGAAGAATGTATCTACATCTAAAGACAAAGTATTGGCGGCAAACGGACAATACTTTCGAAAAGACAAGAAAGGTTTTCTAAATGATATGATGCAATCTATGTATGAAGATAGAGTCATCTACAAGAAGAAAATGATTGAGGCACAGAAAGAACTAGAGAAAGTTAAGAAGTTACTGAATGAATAGAGCAGAACTAGAAATGAAAAAGCAACAGCTAGAGAAAGATGTTGCTAAGTATTACAACATGCAGATGGCAAAAAAGATACAGTTGAACTCTGCTTATGGTGCGATTGGTAATCAATACTTTAGATTTTATGATATACGACAAGCATTAGCTATTACTAAATCTGGACAATTATCTATCAAATGGATAGAAGCACGTATCAACGAATATCTAAACAAATTATTGAGTACAGAGGATATTGATTATGTTGTTGCATCAGATACAGATTCACTATACATAACTTTTGACAAGCTAATAGAAAAGTTTAAACCTAAGAATCCTATAGACTTTCTAGATAAAGTTGCAACAGATAGAATAGAACCATTCATCGACAAAGCTTATCAAGAACTCGCAGATATCATGAATGCTTTTGATCAGAAGATGTTCATGAAGAGAGAAACGATATGCGACAAAGGCATATGGACTGCCAAGAAAAGATACATGCTCAACGTATATGATAATGAGGGTGTTAGATATCAGAAACCTAAACTCAAGATGATGGGAATAGAAGCTATCAAGTCTAGTACTCCACAGGTTTGTCGTGATGCGATTAAGAAAGCTATTGATATTATCATGACAAAAGATGAAAAGACTTTGCAAGCTTATATTGTAGAGTTCAAAGAAAAGTTTTCTTCTCTACCATTTGAAGAGGTAGCTTTCCCTAGAGGCGTATCTGAATTAAATAAATACGATAGTACTGTTGGTACAGTGTTCAAAAACTTTGAGATTATGAAAGGAACACCTTTACATATTCGAGGTGCTTTGATATACAACAACTGTATAAAAGAGAGGAAACTTTTAAAGAAATATCAAACTATAAAATCTGGTGAAAAGATAAAGTATTGTTATATGAAAGAACCAAACCCATTGAGACAAAATGTGTTATCTATAATAAATGTCTTACCTCAAGAGTTTGGTATGAGTGAGTATATAGATTATGAAACACAGTTTAACAAATCGTTTCTAGAGCCTTTGAAACTTATATTAGATAAGATTGATTGGGCAACAGAGAAGAGAGCAACATTGGAGGACTTTTTCTCATGAGTGAATTAGATTTTGACTTTGGCTTTACTGCCGTTACCGAAGACGAACTAGACGCAGTAATAGAAGCAAAAGAAACAGCGGTAATGAAAACAGCTGGACTTGACAAGACGCAAGAAAAATGCGATACTCTATACAATATGATTAAACCTTTGCTGAACAATCTGGCTAAAAATCCAGAGAAAGATTATATCTATTGGGAAGGCAAAGTAAGATTAAAAAAGATTGAAGAATTTTCTGATAAACTAGATGAGGTATATAATAGATGAATAGCTTTTTAAGTAATGTAATAAAGGGTATCGACAACACTAATATATTAGCTGATGGCGGTAACTCTTCTGAATTTACTGGTACGATAGATACCGGTTCTTATATTATGAATGCAGTACTTAGTGGTAGTTTATATGGTGGTGTTCCCAACAATAAAATAACCGCATTTGCAGGGGAATCAGCAACCGGGAAAACCTTTTTTGTTCTAGGCGTTATCAAGCAATTCTTAGAAGATAATAAAACTGGTGGTGTTATCTATTTTGACACAGAAGCCGCCGTAACAAAAGATATGATGTCAACAAGAGGCATCGATGTATCAAGAGTATCTATTGCAGAACCAGAGTCAATCGAAGACTTTCGTACAAGTGCAGTAAAGATGCTAACAAACTATATGGAACACAAAGATGCTCCACCTATGATGATGGTACTTGACTCATTAGGGCAACTATCGTCAGCAAAAGAATTAGAAGATGTCGAGTCTGGTAAACCAGCAAGAGACATGACAAAAGCACAATTGCTACGTGGTACATTTAGAGTATTATCACTCAAGCTTGCAAAAGCAAAAGTACCACTTCTCGTTACTAATCATGTGTATGATGTGGTTGGTGCATACATACCAATGAAAGAAATGTCTGGTGGTGCTGGACTCAAGTATGCATCATCATCTATCGCTATGCTTTCAAAGAAGAAAGATAAAGATGGTACAGATGTGATTGGTAATATAGTAAAAGTACAGATGGCTAAATCTAGATTTACTCAAGAGAATAAGAAAGTGGAAGTAAAACTATCTTACTCTACAGGACTAGATCGATACTATGGACTACTAGATTTAGCTGAAAAGTATGATATCATCAAGAAAGTTTCAACAAGATATGAAATGCCTGATGGTACAAAAGTATTTGGTAAAACTATCAATCAAGAACCTGAAAAATATTTTACTGAAGATATAATGACTAAATTAGAAGAAGTAGCAAAGAAGGAGTTTTTGTATGGTGAATCTACCGATGAACTTTCAGTTGACGAAGGGGCAGAAGACAGCGTACATTGAGGGCGATAAAATATATTGGCAACATTGGTGTACTTGGGAAGATAATGTTGTCAATATAGAATATCCAACTCGTTGTGGTTGTGGTGAGTTAATTGATAAAGAAGATATTGAAGCGATAAGGAAATTACATAATGGCTAGAAAAGCAAGAGGATTTACAGTAGCAGTTCATGAACCAAGGAAAGTAAAAACTTCAATAGGTAATGGTATGCTATCTCTAACTAAAATGAATAAGCATAAAAGAAGACAGTTCAAAAAGTATAGAGGACAAGGCAAAGCAAGATGAATATAAAGAACCTCTATGAAGGCGGTACTGAACCTAAATTCATAACTATAGATACCCACCCGAAAGCTTTTCATGAAGATCAAGGTTGTGTACGAATAATTAGTGGTGAATATGCTGATGTTATAATACAGTTCGATGTTATTCAAGCAAGAGAAGAAAAGAATGAGAACGGTGATAATATAGCTAAGTTCAATTTCAATTTTATAATATGTGAAAATCCTAATGACTTAGACTTGACACAGCAAGTATTTAAAGATAAACTAGGAAACATATTACAAAACTTATTACAACAACATTTTAAGAGACAAGATGCAGAACAGGATAGAACTAGTAGTACTGAAACATCTTCTTAACGAAGAAGATTATGCAAGGCGAACTTTGCCTTATCTGAAATCAGAATATTTTTCAGAAATGAATGAGAGAGTAATTTATCAAGAGATAGATAAATATTTGTCTCAGTATAATTCTTT